GCACCTGATTGGTTTTAATCTGGTCTTCCAGCTTGGTTTTTTCCATGGCTAAGGTAATGCCTTGTACTTTTAATCCTTCAGCCTTGTCGTTGAGCCTTGCTGCCAGATCAAAGTTGCCACGATTCCTAGCTTCTTCTGCTTGGGCTAATGCGATCTTCTGCTGCATGATCGTATCGTCTATCTGGGCGTTCTTTTGTTGGATGGCCTTATAAGCACCTAGCCCCGCTTCACCTGCGGCGCCGATGTTTTGGAAGAAGTCTCTGGAGGTTCCTTGCAATGCTTTCAAACCAAACTCCCTGAAACCTTCCCTTCTTGCTTCTTCATCGGAAGTCTTTTTCCCCTTTAAGTACTCTTGGTACTCTCTCATTAAAGGGCTTACTTTGTCCGGGAATAGCTTATTCAATTCCTCCGCGCCAAGTCTCCCTTGTTCAATCATCTGCTTCATGGTCTGCGGGGTATATGGCGCAATCCCTGTAGCTGCTTGTGTAGGCCCGGTTTGTGTGGGTCTGGCTTGACTGGGTCCAGCTTGAGTGGTTGTCCTTACCGGAGGTCTTTGGGGGACGATCTGAGTTCCGGGGCCACCTGTGACGTTGGCTTCGTCGACAACAGGAGGTGCCTGCCCTTCGCCGCGCTCTCTGCGAAGCTTGTCGTAATAGGGCGTCATGCTTGTCCTATCCCCGCCGTAGAAAGATTCCGGAAGGAACGGAACATTTACCCCTAGAGCGCGGAGAGGTCTTGTGATAGCAGTTTCCGCAGCGCCAGCAACACCACGAACAGGCAAGGAAAGAACGTCCATCGCTGCTGCGCCAAGCGACTCTAGACCGCCCATCATGGCTGCTCGGTCTTTCTTCCTTTGTTCTTCCTCAGGCTCACCACCACCGTTAAAGGCTACTATACCCCCGCCGTACATGCCAACAGGCTGTTGCATCGGTTGCATCGGTTGCTGCATAGGTTGCTGCATAGGTTGCATCTGCGGCTGCATCTGCGGTTGCCCAGACATAATCCCAAGTTCTTGCGGGATACGCTCCGATAAAGGTATATCGGGCTGTTGCGACTGCGTTTGATAACGATCACGCTCTTTCTTGCGTTCGTTTAACTCCATCAACGCAATAAAACCCAAGGCCGGATCTTTGACGTATTCAGCAACCTTTTCATCAGGCAGACGTTTAAACGTCTGCTGTACCTTGATGATATTCATTTCATGCCTCCGTACAGCAAGGAACCTATCCCAACGATCTGGGATAAGGGATTGGCCGGGGCATTGTAAGTTGACTGGGACGTCGGCATAGCCTGACCAAAGATAATATTTTTATAAGCCTCAGCCTGTTGTTGCGGGTAAAGCCTTTGTCTTTCGTATTCGTTGTACAAAGCATCTAACTGAGCTTGTCTTTGAGCTTGCTCGGCTAATCCTGTGGACATCGCCATCCTTGCGGCTTCTTGCTGTCTTACAACATCTGCGCCGTAAAGTTGTCCCGCCTTATCAAAAGCCTGAGCAGATCCCTGCATCTGAATATTGCCAAGCTGCGATCCTAAATTGCGGGTAAGTTCTGATTCCAAAATCGCTTGACGCGAACCACCAAAAGCACCCTTTTGCCCCGCTTGAGACTTTAGCTCTTGCATTTTTGTGTCGTAATCTCTTACCGCTGCTTGCTTGGCTACGTCAGTCACCGCCTGCTGATAGGGGTTCATGTACGCTTGTAGCGTACCTACTTGCTGCCCACCAACATTCATTGTTCCTAAAATCCCGGGGGCAGCAGCCTGTTGGCCCACAAGATTAGCCCCTTGTTGAAACAGCGGGGATGTTTCAGCTACGCGGTTATAGGCGAACGGGGTGTAAGGCGTATAGGCGTTTTGTTGCGCCATACGATATAAGTCAGACACATAAGGCAGCGCATATTCAGGCTGGCTTTGTGTAACGGTTTGCGATGGTCCGCCTATGCTCATGTTTAAACCTCACTTGAGAGGATGACGCCAAGTTGTTTCATACCGAAGATCTTTTTCCAACCGGGGCGTCCTTGGATTAAGATCAAACTGCATCCTGCATTTTCAGCAAACTGACGGATATGAGGTTCCATACCCTTTATTTCTTCTAGTTTCCCACCGCCCAGCCATACATTCAAGACACGTTTCTGGGGGTAGTCTCTAATCTCAGTAACAACTGCACATTCATACCCCGGCCAGAACTGAGCTTCACCCAACCTAACTAAGGTCCAAACTTCTTCCAGATCGCACAGATTACCGGCATGATCTAGGGCCTCTTGGATAAAAGGCTTGCATCGGTCCCAGTGGATCTGAAGCTCTTTGTTCATACAAACTTTTCAGCTTTAATCTCAGGTGCTTGTTTGGTCGTTCCTGTTCGTGCCTTCCTAACCCGCGCCATCATTTCATAAAGACGTTGAGCGCCTGCTTTAGAAGAGCCGTTTCCTAGATGAGCCACAACATCAGCTGGGACTACGAACTCGCCGTCACTTAACCGCGCTGGTTGTGTCTGGTTAATGGTTGCATGGATTTCATCTGACATGCCATCACCTCTACCATTCAAAAATCCACCTCTTTTCATTCCGTCCGCTACAGGCGCAGCCGCCGGGACTTCTATCGTGGATTCCTTTGGGGTAGCGGTTGTACCCGTTGGGGTAGCGGTTGTACCCGTACTAGTAGTACCCGTTGACGTGCCGCCTGTCATCGGAACATCAGGTACTGATCTTGGGGTGTACAACTCAGAAAGTTTCTGAGTATAGACTTGCTGCCCCGCAGCAATTTCTTCCGGGGTAGGTCCGTATTTCTTCGCAGCTTCAGTGGGATCAAACTGGAAAGGATTAGGATTAAAGAACAAAGGCATACCCATTCCCACCTGTTTATTTGTCCTTTGGTCTAAATATCCCATGCCATACATCGGCGCGGTAAGTGCTCTGTTATATACAGGCGCTTGTTTGTAAACAGGTTGTTTAATCGCCGGTGGTTTATTAGCTAATGACTGAGCAATAGCCAAAGCACCGAGACCTAACATAGCTCCAGCTTTATCGCCGGATGTCATGGTCCCAGAGAAGAGCCGGGATAGGAAATCCGAATTAACACCGGAGCTTGTTACCGTTAATGGCGTTGGATTACTTGTATCTCCTGTTTGACCAACGGAAACATCACCGGTATTGCCATAACCAAAGTCATAATTAAACCCCCCTGTCCCTCCTGTAGAAACATCCTGAGAGTCGCCATAACCAAAGTCATAAATGTCATCCATCATCTACTCCGGGATAGAAGATACAAAAGCCATGGTTGCAATAACCGAAGGTGTAGCCGGTCTAGTTGGTGAAGTACCTGCTGGAAGCTGTTCTACACTCACTGCCGTGTTTGTAGTATGCCAATACAGCTCCACATAATCATCTGCTTCCATGCTTAAAAACAAATTAAGCGCCGCAATTAAATGCCCATCAACCCCACCATGCCTGTTTGGGACAGAGAACCTTGAGTTGCTGTTTGCTACATTCGTGCCATTAATCGCAGCCCATACATCTACGTCATGAATTTGTGAATCCGTATTTACAAACTGAATGCTAAATTGTAAGTTGTAAACGCCGGGATAGGTTACGTTTAAACGCGAACTATTGCTCAAGTAAACGCTATCACCAATGTCTGTTACATCATAGGTAATAGCGTATGCTGCTGTTGTGCTTAACGCCGTCTGGTCAGAATCACTTGAAAAAGCCCCAAAAGGGTTGCTAAAAAACCTGCCCCCGTCCCGGCCTAGCAAGTTCCGCGTAATGTTTTCCAAACGGTTAAAGTACAAGCGAAGCGTGTTTGTTAATGATTCCCCATAGGATCGCTCATATTGATCCGGGGCTAATGGTAAGTTAGGAGGCGCTGGATTATCTAATTTCATGCACCTCTCCCGGTCGCCTTGCCATCGGGTTTGATGTCAATCCTCGGCGCCCCTAGCTGCCACGCATTGCCAAGATCTGTGCTTTCAATCTTAAAGATCATCTGTCTTCCACGGACCCTGACATACACCTGACCAGTGAACTGTTCAATGACGGAGGTTGATGTTCTGGTCACCGCAGCAGAACTAGATCCTGCTAAAGACTGAGGGTCGTTGTATCCCGAACCTGAATTCATCATCGGTATTAACGTCATCGTTACGGACGGGCTTGCTGAGGTTGAACCAGAAAAAGTCACGTCTGGGAGTATCCGATACACAAACCCTAAATTATGTCCGTCTTGAATATCAAACTCGGCTGATTCAATATAAGCGTTAATGGGTAAAACAACACCCGTTTCATTATCGTCATAACCTAGCTCATGATTCACAAGGTTATAGCTGTATGTTGCTGCTTGCGGGTAATCCCTTAGCCCAGCATCAAACCAAGCTGTTCGTGCCATGGTGCCGTAGTGCCAGATTTTTTCTTGGTAGTTGTAGACCACATATCTGTCAACGGTTGTTGATTCACTGGAGCAGTAAAACCACCAGATTTCATTAAAACCTTCATTGGTTCCTGCAAATACCTGTTCATTTTGTAGCAGGTTTATATCATTAAAGATATATTTTCGCAGGTCGCAGTTTAGCGTTTCAATACGTCCTGAGTAAGAATAAAACTTATCCTTGCCCATCCAAAACACCACGCCTGATGCCACCGCAGCGACGTTTGGACCCATGACCGATATGTTGTCACCAAGCAACTGTGAACCCCAAACTAACGGAGCACCAAGATATTGAAGCGAATAAAGAGAAGAATCCGTTAATACGACAATTTCCTGTCGTGTTTGGATTGCCGTAATGATTTTTGAGCCGTGGGATAAGCGGATAGATCCAGCTTGATTAGCTGCCGTTGGGAGCCAGTCCGTGACGGACTCTTGGTCCGACCATCTAATAAGCATAGGATCTTGCACCACAGAGCCTACGTCGTTACTTCCAAAGCACAAAACAAATCGGTAGGTATCTGATACCAGAATGAAGTTTTGGACCGTCGGGGGATCGGTCGCCCCGGGTAAGGTACTAATAGGCACCCCACGGCTAGCTACTGATGTACTTGCATCCCAATAATAAATAGCCCCGCCTTTGACACCAAAGACCAAGTCTTCTCCAAAATTACTTGCAGACCAAATCCTGAGTGAGTCCGTATTAGACAGTCCATTGCCCCATGTGCCTAAACCGTAACCGCCAGAACCCCACCCCACAATCGGCGCTTGAATTGCAGGACCGGTATTGATCTGATATTGGGCTAATACACTTGAACCACCACCCGATGTTGTGGCGTTGGCATTGGATGATGCTGTAATTGAATAAGTGTTATTGGTTAAATAAGTGATTTGGTATTCATTATTCAGACTCAAACCAGCCACTAAGCTGGCACCGCTAAAGGTGACAAAGTCACCATTTAATGCGCCGTGATCTGTATCTGTGACAATCACCACCGCAGAACCAGACGTTGTAGCAAACGGGTTAGAACCTAGCTCAAAGGTATCAATGTAATACGAAGCCACAACTGCCCCGCCTCCACCGGTTACTGTGGAAGAAGCGGGAGTAGTTACAGTAATAACATACTGATTAGCGTTGGTTATTGAGGTAATAACGTGGCGCGTGTTTAATTCTTCTGCCGGTATGCCCCCAACCGTTGATGCGCCAGTAAAATAAACAAGATCGCCAGCTTGCGCTCCATGTGCCGTGTCATTCACGGTAACTAAAGCAGAAGCGTTTGTGGTATCAAATGGATTTGTTAGATTTGTCGTGTAGTCTCTTGTTCTTAATGGGGTTATATCGTTGTACCCGCCGCCTTGTTCAATGTAAAACTTAAGGTTCGTCCCGACACCCATAAGGTTTTCACCACCAAGCGTGACCCAATTCCAAAGAGACCGGCATATCCCAACGAATACATCGCCTGAAATTCTTACCCAACCACCAATCTTTTCAGGAGTGCCTTGACGAAAACGTACTTTGTCCGAGGTATACCAGCCACCCTCTGTGGTGTACCGTGTGTTTTCTCGGTTGACTCCGGGCTTATATAAGACTTTGGTTAATGGCACAGATCACCTCATCAATGCAGCTTCAGCCGCACGGCGGCGGGTAAGTCCGGGGAGAACTCTTCCAGCAGCTTTGTTCCATAATAGACATTGATCGGCTGCACCATCCCAATCCCCTGCATCAACACGTCGTTTAAACGTAGAAACTCTGTAGTTTCCTAATCCACAATTGTAGACCCAGCTAGTCACGGCAGCAATGCGCCGAGGTAAGGCAGTGGCAATCTTTGGCGAGAGTTTAAACAGACCTTGAACGAAGTAATCAACGTGGTGGTCTAGTGCGTCCTCACACTGCTGCATCGTCCAAATCGTTCCCGGCTGAATGTCAGGGCCGGTAGCCCCCCAGCCGATGGTCCAAGGATGCCCACGGGTTCCGGGGTCGGGATAAGCAGTAACAGTTCCATCAGGCAGAAGTTTAGCCAGCC